CTGCGATTTGTGTGATGATTTTGATTTCACACTCTCGAATTTCAATCAATGACTGTCCAAATTTCGGGGTACGGATCAGGGGCGGTTTGAATCTCTGCGCACATATCGCCGGGGAACGGGCGTGGGGTCATCTTCGCTAAAACGCGGAATCAAACGGGGTATTGACCCGGCCAAGGAGGGAGAAATAGCAGCATGGCCAAGGACGGTACGAACCGTGGCGGCGTAAGAGCCGGTGCCGGTGCAAAACGGAAGCCGCTGGCGGATAAAATTGCGGACGGCAATCCAGGCAAGCATCCGCTCACCGTTATGGAATTCAAAAATGCTCCGGACCTGCGCGGTCAGGACATGCCGGAGCCAAAAGAAATGCTCTCGGCGGTTCAGAAGGACGGCAAGGCACTGCCCGCCGCCGACATTTACAAATCCGTCTGGCAGTGGCTTGCTGACCGTGGCTGCGCCCACCTTGTTCCTCCGGATACCATCGAGCGATACGCCATGAGCGCTGCCCGCTGGATTCAGTGCGAGGAGGCCATCACGGAATACGGCTTTCTTGCAAAACATCCCACCACCGGCAATGCCATCGCCTCGCCCTATGTCACGATGGCAAACAACTTTAAGTGCCAGACCCGCGCGGACTGGGCTGAGATTTTTCAGATCGTAAAGGAAAACTGTGCTGCCGGTTACAGCGGCGACAATCCGCAGGACGATCTGATGGAGCGTCTGCTGACGGCGCGGAAAGGAAAATAACCAATGGCAAATACAGAACGCTTTGAAAAAGTGGATATCGACAAGCTGATACCCTACGCCAGAAATGCGCGAACGCACAATAAGGAGCAAATCACACAGCTCCGTGCCAGTCTCCGGGAGTTTGGCTTTGTCTCTCCCGTGATCATCGACAGCGATTACAACATCATCGCCGGGCACGGCCGTGTGGCTGCCGCCAAGGAAGAAGGCTATACCACCGTTCCCTGTGTGTTTGCAGAGAACCTGACTGAAGCACAAAAGCGCGCTTATATCCTCGCGGACAACCGTCTCGCCATGAACGCAGGCTGGGATGAAGAAATGCTCGCAGTCGAGCTGTCCGATCTGCAGGCCGACGCTTTCGACGTTTCTCTGCTAGGCTTCACCGACGCGGAACTCAACAAGCTGTCCGACGCGGCTGAAAATGTCCACGAGGACGACTTCGACGTGGATGCAGAACTTGCAAAGCCGGCATTCTCGAAACTTGGAGACCTATGGCACATAGGAAAGCACACCGTCATCTGCGGCGATTGTACCGAGCAGGATACTTATAAAAAGCTCCTCGGAGACCGAAAAGTCAATCTTGTATGTACAGACGCACCTTATTTTGTGAATCTTGAAAGTGCATCCGGAAAAATAAAAAACGATGATCTTAGTGACAAGGACGCCTACGCATTCCTTATGAAGGCATTCACCTGTTTTCATGATGCGATGGCCATCGATGCGTCCATTTATGAATTCTATGCAACATCAAAAGCTCGCATTTTTTACGACGCATTCGAGGACGCGGGCTTCAAACTTGGCGCAGGGCTCATTTGGCGAAAAGACAGTGCCCCGCTTATGCGGACGGATTGGAAGTACAATTTTGAGCCAATTATATGGGGTTGGCGCAAGGACGGACATCATAAATGGTACAGCGACCAGAAGCAGAAAGCCTGCTTTGATTTCGACCGAATCAAAAACTCAAAAACGGAAGGATACAATCACGCGTCGAGCAAGCCAGTTCCGCTCATAGCCTACCTCATCAAACAGTGCACAGCTTCAAACGCTCTTGTTCTTGACGGCTTCCTCGGTTCTGCCTCAACGCTAATTGCCTGTGAGCAGCTTGACCGTGTGTGCTTTGGTATAGAGCTTGAGCCGAAATACGTGGATGTCGCTGTGAAAAGATATATCGAATTTCATGGTGGTAAGGCAGACGACGTATTCCTTGAAAGGGAGGGCAATACGATCCCATATGCGAATTTGGAGGTGCCAAGTGAGTAATGTAAAATACCAATTCAGTTCGGATGGTAAAGTTGGAACCGGAACGCTGCCGGACGGTACCTGCTTTCTTTTTGATTACAGCCAGTTTTCCCGAATAAAGGACAGGAACTGGTATCGTAGAGGCAAAAATATGCCTGATAAAAAAGCCTATATTATCGACAAAGACGGAATTGAACTGCATCGGACGCTGTTTGATGTTCCGAAAGGATACGAAGTTGATCATATTAATCTGGACACCATGGACAATCGCGTATGCAATATAAGAATATGTACGCATCAGGCAAACCAGTGCAACCAGCCGCTCCAATGCAACAATACCTCCGGAGTATCCGGCGTCAGTTATTATTTGCCTCGTGGAAAATTTCGAGCGCGGATAAAAATAAGTCAGCACGATATTCATCTGGGCTACTATGAAACTTTCGAGCAGGCCGTGCAGGCCCGAAACGTTGGCATGGATTTCATGTTCGGAGAATATGGATTGTACAACGATGTTCCTGAGGCACCGGATTGGATAAAAGATAAGGTAACCAATATATGTAGACGCTTTGCTGATCTCTCAATCAGCGAGGCGTCTTTTCATACACCAACGCCTTCCATGGCGGCGTCATAGCATCCACAGAAACGGCTGCTACATTTTGTGCGGAATTTGTTTCAGGTACCGCTTGCTATGCCACAGCTTTAGAGTGATGTATAGACTACCAAGACAAAGGAAGGTGGTCAAGAACCATGGAAATCAACTACAAAGTAACCGGAGAAGGGCGCAAAGAACTGGTTAAGGCGGTCAGCACCATCCTGCAGACTAAGGCGGTCTACAAGCGGATGCCGACTTGCGCCTACGAAATCGGCAACATTACGATCGACAAGGAAGGCACCCTCATCTGCGAGGACGACGCCAAAGCCGAGCGGATTGCCCACGACCTGATCGCGGACGGCTTCACCGCCGCCGACGACACCACGGAGACCCAGACAGACGATGCCGAGCCCGACGCCGACGCCGACATTGATGCTCCGGAAAGCCTCACGATTTCGATGCCGAAGGAAGGCTTCACCGACGAGTCCATTGCAAACCTGAACCATCTGGTTGAGAGCAAGGCGACCCTCATCAAAAAGGCGCTGGGCGCGGAGACCCTGATGATCACGGTTGAGGACGATAAGATTTCCTTCCCATGGTTCGCGGGCTACCCGGCACCGGAGGAGATCAGCGCCTACGCCAAATTCATCGGTAGGCTCTGTGTCATGGCCAAAACCCAGAAGCGCGTCACGGCGAAGGACAAGGCAGTAGACAACGACAAGTATGCCTTCCGCTGCTTCCTTCTGCGGCTGGGCTTCATCGGAGATGAATACAAGGCCGACCGGAAAATCCTGCTGAAGAACCTGACCGGTTCCTCCGCTTTCAAAGGGGGCGCTTCCGATGCTGATGAATGAAAAGCTGCTGGCGCACCTCCGGGAAACTTACCCGGCCGGGACCCGCGTGGAGCTTGTACGGATGGATGATGTGCAGGCTCCGCCCATTGGTACAAAGGGCACCGTGTATGGCGTCGACGACACCGGGAGCATCTGTGTGAACTGGGACAACGGCTCTGGCCTGAATGTGCTCTATGGCGTTGACTCCTGCAGAAAGCTCGGTGAGTGGGGACCTGACTGATACACAGGTTTCTCCTCCGAGATTTGTGTAGTATATATCGCCTGAGTCGCTTGCAATTACGGGGCTTTAGAGCGATATATGTACATACCAAAACGAAAGGGGTATACCGCAATGACCGAAAAACAGATGAAGCAAATTCAGAGCCAACTTCCGAAGGACGAGAAAATCGACCGCTGCTACAGAGCTTTTGAGGGTGACATCCGGGTAATCACCAGAAGGCTGGACGGCCGCGAGGTCCGCTACACCGTGAGCTTCGACGCCGACGACAACGCGACAATCAAGGAATTTTGAGGAGGCAGCAGCCATGTGGTCAGAAGGAAGCATCAAGATCGGGAGCGACATTTTTTACTACTGGGTTAAGCATTACGACGAGGCTAGCGTTTACGGCATCGACGAGGGCCGCATTTCCAAGCTGGTGCTCAAGCGCGGCGGCGAGACGGTTTGCAACTATGACCGGGGCTGGGACATAGAGCCCGCCGACGAAAACACCGCCACCGCGCTTGCCCTCCTGATGAAGGATTACAACTAAAGCGCAGCCGGGAGCCTGGGCCGGAAGGCCCTATCTCTCGTTGTCAATAAATCACTGATGGACTGCTTCGACAGTCTTTTTTCATGTCTGTGGAAAGGAGGCGACGGCATATACGAAAGCTCAAAAAATACACGCCAACCAAATTCATGGCGAAGGATTCCTACTACGACAAAGATTCCGCCGACTATGCCGTCAGCTTCATTGAAAGCTTGCGTCACACCAAGGGCCAGTGGTACCGGGAACCTTTCGAGCTTATTGACTGGCAGGAACAGATCGTCCGGGACGTGTTCGGCGTTCTGAAATCCAATGGCTACCGGCAGTTCAACACTGCCTATGTGGAAATTCCCAAGAAAATGGGGAAACAACTGGCGCTTGACACGCTTATCCCCACACCGTCTGGATTTACGACAATGGAGAAAGTCCGTGTGGGCGACACGCTGTTTGATGAGCGCGGCGACCCCTGCCGTGTGGTAGCAAAAAGTGCTGTGGACTATAACGAGCAGGCATACAGGATCACTTTTAAAGATGGTCAGACCATTGACGCCGGGGAACGGCATCAGTGGGTGGGTGAATACACGCACGGGAAGCGGAAACAGCGCATCATGACAACCGGCGAGTTATATCGCATGCCAAAATATGATGACGTTATCCGTTTCAGGATTGCTATGCCTGGTGCCATCAGCACTGCGGAGGCTAAGCTACCGATAGAACCATATTTGATGGGATATTGGCTCGGTAACGGCAACGCGGTTAAGCCGGAGATAACCATCAAAACCGCAGACGTCGCTGGAGTGCTGAAAAACATAACTCCGTATTATGATGTGACGAGCGCATGGAAGAATACCGGCGAAAGCTTTGTTTTCCGAGTTCCGGCACTGCGTTCGACATTGTTGAAAAGCTACCATCAGAAAGTCATTCCTTCGGTTTACCTCAGAGCTTCCAGAGAGCAGCGGTTTCGCCTGCTGCAAGGCCTTATGGACTCTGATGGCTGCATAGATGGCACAAAAGGCCAGGCAATCTATACGTCTACAGAAAGATCGCTGTCCGAAAGCGTCAGCGAGCTGCTTTGGAGTTTGGGTATCAAGAATGCTATTTCTACAGCGCCGTCAACGGAGCGAAACGATTGGGGCCAGAAGAGTAATGATTGCGGGAGACGGGACACCGGGGAGATTTTGTATTATGTGAAATTCACGGCTTTTACGGATCTCCCTATTTGTGGATTGTATCGCAAGAATCAAAATCGCGTGATACGAAATTCTAAAACCAGAAGCCATTTCAGGTATATAGACCGAATAGACCAGATACCAAACGCCGGTATGCAATGCATACAAGTGGACAGCCCGTCTCATCAGTATCTGGTGGGGCGTTCTTTTTTGCCAACACATAATTCTGAACTGGCTGCTGCTATTGCTCTGCTTCTCACCTGCGGCGACGGTGAAGAACGCGCCGAGGTCTACGGCTGTGCCGCCGACCACAATCAGGCGTCCATCGTTTTCAATGTCGCCGCCGATATGGTCCGCATGTGCCCGGCGCTCTCTAAGCGGG